CTTCGGTTTACCTACGTCTGATTAATCATTACATCCTCACATTTGGTGTTAGTAAATAACTACACCACAATTCAGAAGAAGGCTAAGCGCAGTGGAATTCCAGTTCTTGAAAAGTTATTTTATCGACAGTCAGTTAAAAAGAGAATGGAAATTTACTATAAGAAATTAGATGTGATTCATTTGCATGGTCGTCGTAAAGACGGCGTGCATCCTGAATTATCTGTTATTATAGAAGAGCCTTTGGAAACGTGTGATTGTGATTTGTTTTGTAAATTAATCCATGCAGATTGTGCTGGACGGGAGTACCTTATACTGCGAGAGTATAATGGTAAGCGTCGTACGATCTCATATATGCAAGATAAGCTGTTGGCTATGATATCTAGAGATTGGGTCGTTAAGAATCGTAAGATTTCTGAGCGATTCATGAATGATGAAAGAGAAGCTTTACGGGCAAAAATAGAATCTATGGAGTTTGCTAATCAAACCCAGATTCGCCCGTATACGAATTATGCTGCCTCTCCTAGATCAGAAACCTTGGTTTATCCTCGATATTTATTTAATCTTTATAAACGATTTGATCATTGGTACTTAAATCGCATCTTGGGATGTGATATTAATTCTGGTACTGGTGATTATACCCCTGGATTTCTTGCTACGAATGTATGGCAAGAAGTACAGGAGGGAGGAGAAGTAATATTGAAAGGTGTCCCTTGGGCATCTAGCATATCTGTAAAAGGGGGTATATGTTCTTTAAAAGTGTTGGCGTTAAGAGTTTGTTCAGTATTTAATAGGACATTTGGAGGGAGTAAGTATGGTCCTCGTGCTAACTTCACTTTAGATGGTCTTGAACAGAAGATTCCTACACTTCTTAAGAAATTTCAAAAGCGTACTCATACTGTGCAACCTCATGCTAATATGTTGTCGTCATTGACTGGCCGTGCTATGGTCTTATTATATGATAAATTAGGTGTTGATAAGTATAAAAGTACTCAAACTTTTAAGTTTGAGGAATCTATTAAGCGACTTAAGATACCTACTACAACGTCTGCTGGAAATATGGCAGGTATTGTACGACATACTAAGCATCTTGCTGATATACGTATAGTATATACGGTTAACGGTAAGAAAGTTATACAGGATGAACGTTCTGATGATGCAATACGAATGATGGTTCGGGATATAAGGAAAGGTCAGAGTATTAAATTACTCGATCGAGCGTGGGTGATAACATATAAGAGTGAAGTTTTATATGCAACTAATGGAGCTGAAGAAATGAAGTTTCCTTCTAAAGTCCGCATATACTTGATTCCTACTACTACATTCTATAAGATATCTAAGATGGTACATGGGTATCGTCAGATTATAGAGCGTGGTGATTTGATTCAGATAGGAATTAATTGGTGGAATGGAGGAGCATATCGTTTTGCTAATAGGTTTCGTTATAATAGTAAACGTCATATTAGATGTGAAGGTGATTTTCGAGGTTTGGACACTAGTTTAAAGATGCATTATTTAATGTTATATGTCGTATCTTCTGATTATTATTATAATAAGGAGGGTGATTATGATATTTATAAAGCATTTTTGAAGATAGTAGCTTCAAACTTGTCGGTTCGAGTTACTCATCTTCATTCAGGATTATGGCGTATTATGGCTGGTATGATGCCTAGTGGTGCATATGAAACATCTCATGGTGATAGTTGGATAGTTGCATTGATTTTTTTTCAATATTTTGTCTATACAATGATCCGTTATCCTGAGAAGGAAGCTATCATCATGAATTCATTAAAGAGTGGTGATATAGATTTAGCTATTTATGGTGATGATTTTCATTGGATGATACCTGAATCGTTACACTCTTGTATGAATATAGATAAATTGCATGATTTTGTTTCAACGTATTTGGAAATGCAAATGCGTGATACAAAAACGTTGTATAGATTTTTGTCAGTTCCTGATAATGTAACGGGTTCTTTAGCTGTTACTGGTGCGACATATCTTTCTCGTTATTTTATTCATGTAAGAGATTTAGATGTAGTAGCGAAACAGACTTCATTAGTGGTTCCATATCGGGATTTTTATAAGACTGCTAATAAGTTTGCATTTGGTTTAGGATATGCTAGAAATATCAAAGACCATATATTAGCTTCTATAGGTATGGCTTATGATACTTTTGGAACTAATTTTGTTGCTTATTCATTCTGTAAATTTATGTTTGATGAGTTGGTGAAGAAAATGGGAACTTCATTTGATTACCTTTATGAATATTTGGGAACGACCGGTAAGGATATTTCGGGTGTTCTTCGTAAAGTTGGTGTGAGTCCTGATCAATTGAAGGAAGGCTTTCCATCTCGTAGTAAATTGTTATCAATGCACTCTCTTGATGTTGTGAAACATTATGAAAGGGAGGCTCCTGATATTCCAAATTTGTAGTGAGCGAGTGTTTGTAGCAGTGGGCGTACAGTCTATATTGAAAAATACATTGCTACTTTACTTAAATAATATCAAAAAAA